ATATCGATAGACCCGGCACCAGAGCCAGCCGCCCATTTGGTATGATCTAGGATGGCTGAATATTTGATAGTATGCTGATCGGAATCTACCGCCCATAGGCGACCAGAGTGAACGACTGCACAATTACCAGTCGGGGCAGTGCCGCCATCTGATACTGCTAGAGGTGCGAAAGAGGTAGTGCCGTCATAAACGATAGGAATGGCCCCCTGTTGCACGCCTATGCATTTACCGCTGAAATTTACGAATTGCCAGTTATTGGCTGTTGGAGTAGTAGTCCCGGTAATATCAGAAGGAGCAGACACTCCAAGGAACAACTTATTGCCACCTGCTGAGATGATTTGAGTAGTTCCATCCAGCTTAACTAGCTCGAAGATTTGCTCGATTATCGGAGTTCCGGGAATCGGTGTAGAAGTCTGGTTTGCCCATCCTTTACGCGCAGCAAGGCGTCCAGACGTATCGAATACCGCATTCGTAGCAATAGTGGCCCATTGCTCTCCAAGAATGGTATTCTCAGCCTGCTTATTTAGCCCCTTACTCCCAGGCATGACCAAGGAAATCTGGGCTAGCGATGCACCTTCTCTACGGGGTATTGGCATTGTTTCTTAAAGGGTCGGGGCCCGGTTAAGGGCCCCTTCCATTGCACTATTAGGTGCTAGGCAGAATGAAAGGCACACCAGCCTCAGGACGAAGAACGCCACCACCGAAGATGGCATCAGTCGTAAAGAGGTCGGCCAACCATTCCAACTTGTACTGCGTCTGACTACGCGGGTTCTGCTGCATAATGAGCACAACGGCATCCTTATGCACCAAAGCACCAGCGAAGTTGTTCGTAGTACCGTTCGTCGCGAGGACCGAGGCGCAGTTCGTAGAGACGTACACAGGGACCGAGTACAGGTCACCGATGAGGCCGTTACGAATGCTATTGCCAGAGGCCGTTTCGCCAGTGAACGCCTGCTCCGTGAACCGGCTAACGCCGAGGAGCTTTCGCTTCTCGATCGGCGGGATCACGAAGGCACGGTTGCGGAACGGAACATCCTGGTCATCCAGCTTCTGGATAATTCGGCGAATACCGTCATCCGTAAGAGAAGCCGCATTACCAGCGTTAGAGTTCGCGCCCGGGTTCCAGGTCGTCTGGCCGTCACCAACCAAGGCAGTCGAATAGCTCGTACCGCTCTGCAGCGAGCCGAACTGCGAATGAACGAAGGAGTCAATCTTCTTCGCCATAGCGTAGCCAGCATCATCCGTATAGAACTGCCGGAGACTATCGAAAGCCTGCACCGCCACCAAGTCTTCAATCAGTCGGGAATATTCCCAGTGCTGGTTGATGGTGTAAGTGTTGTTGGTCTCGGTATTCGCAATCAGGGTAACCTGAGTCTGCGCCACCTTAGCGGACGGCGAACCACGAGTACCCTTCGGAATGTAGACCGTATCGCCCTTCTTACCGACATGATCCATGACGGTAACAAGCTCTGTAGCGACCAGATTTGCCTTGAAAGATGCAATAACCTCATCCGACCAGAGTGCCGGGATGAAGACTGCTGCCTGAGTTTTAGTCGTATGATTAGTACCGAGGCCCATAGGCTCTCTCCTATATACGGCTCCCCGTCCCTACATTACTCATGCGAGATCGGGTATGCCTTAAGTTTTAGAGGAACATCATTGCACCCTCTCCTCCTGATATGCAGCCATGCGCTGCTGCTTGAACTTAGGATCGTTCCACTTAGCCTGGGCTGCTTTATCGCCAAGCAATGCCTTGCGATGAAGTTCCCGAAGCTCTGCACGGCTGTAAACGGTCTCCGTTCGAGTATCATTGCCAGTAGATCCTTCTAGGATTCCGGCCTTCTCTTCCGCAGCTCGTCTTGCAGTCTCAGCAGCTCGGGCAGCCGCTTGAGCGGCCAGCTCCTTATGCTCCCCCCACATCTGCCAAAGTGCTCTAGCAGAATTGAGGTCATAATTGTTAGCAGCCATGATGAGATTCTGGCGAACTGGATTCTTCTTGACCCATTCCACGAAATTCGGATCGTTGAGATCCTTCTGGTAGTCAGGGTATTCAGATGCGAAGGTCTTGTGGGCTACCTGTCGCTCCAGCTCCTCAGCAGTCTCCTTAGCCTTAACAACTGCAGGGTGGGTTTCGATCACCTTATCCAAAGCTTCATTCGGATTGGTGAGCAACTCGTCAGTCTCAATTTTATGAGGCTTGACTTCTTCTTTGGTTTGCTTAGTAGTGGGTTCTACTTCGAGCAAGGATTTCCGGCGAAGCTCCCCAAGCTCATTCCCTAGTCGGGACTTTTCCTGTTCGAGATCAAGGTACATCTTCACAATGTCCGATGGACTCTTGCCTTTGAACTTCTCGGGAAGGTTTGCCAGTTCATTATCAAGATTATCCTGGGAAGGGTCTTGCACCTGGCTCAAGTGCTCATTACTATTACTCATCTCAGATTGTTTCCTGCCAACTTAGGTTATAGGATTCAGACCGGACTTCAGTACATCCAGAGATTGGGATTGTCTGTAAGTTTGTCGTTCCGCGCTCTTTGACGGGTCTTCTTTTCCCACTTATCCGCCATAGTCGGAAAGTCGTTAGAGAGGCCCATTCTCGGGTCGAGTCGAGTCCCCGAGACCATTCTCTTAGCCCCCTTACCGCATCGCGGGCACGGAATTTCCGCGTTATCCGCATAGGCTTGGAGGTCTTCAAATACATGCTGATCAGGACATTCAAAGTCCCAGATAAGAAGCTTACTCATCGACAGTCTCCTTGGACTGATCGATCGCTGCGTTAACAATAGCTTCTAAGCTCAAAAGCTCCTTATAAACTGTGATCCGGCCCTGGCCGAATCTAAGCAATTCCAAATTTACCTGTGGACTGGTAAACTCCTCTTTGATAGCCTTGAGTTTGTCCTCGATATCTTCCATGAGAAACTTCCACCCGTCGGAAACAACGGTAGACTGGATCGCCTCCAATCGTGCTAGGTTTTCAGCGTTCATTTCTTGTTATTGGGCTTGGGCTTATTTGTGTTAGCCTTTGCTTGCTCCGATTGTTTATTGATTTTATGAACTTCGACCATACGATCTTGCTGCTGATTATGATGATCCAGCATAGTCTCGAAATGATCATGGTGAAGTCTTGCATGCTCTATACCAATCTTTTGGCCGGCAATCTCAGCATTCTTAGCCTGAATTTGAGCATAAACAGGCTCGGTCTCGGCCTGCACTCCGGCATGTTTGGCATTGGCCATATTGAGGATAGCAGCACTACGATGCTGAGCAGCTTTAGCCTGCTTCTCATCAAGCTCGGCTTGAGCAGTCTGCATCTGGATATTTTGCATCTGCTGCTGGAACTGCTGTTGCTGAGGATTTGGCTGCATTGCCTGATCAAGGGCCTTGAGCATCTCAGCCTTGTTCGGGCTAGCGCCGTTCTCAATAATCCCCTTAATAATGAGGGGGTATATTGGAGACTCCGGCGGGACTGTCTGTATAAGCTGAGCGAGAACTTGCTGCTCAACTTCCCTGGCCATGATACCCATACTTGAACGAACTAGGAACTTGAAGTCTGTCGGGTATCTCTGCCCGTCGAACTGCATATATCGCCAAAGAGCCTTTTGGACGAACTTCGTCAAAAACTGACGTTCGACGTTCTGCATTGTCCGCTTGGCGCGCTTGATGAAGCCTGCCTGCATTTGGCTCATCCCGCCAGAAGTCTCATTTCTACGAGCTGTATCCAGAGGAGTGGCAGAGTCCATAGCTCCAGTACCCATCTGAACCATGCGTTCTAGGTCTGAAGTATTCTGGAAAGTGCTTGGATCGAGATTGCCGAAAGTGATAGGCTCAAGAATCTCCGATGGCCTACCATTAAGTAGGAAGAGCTTTCCGGGTCGAATTTTAAGATCAAGGCCACGAGGCAGACGAGTAGCATCTGCGCCCATAACTGGGTGGGTGAGAAGACCCAGAGCGTCCATACGGGCACGTAGTTCGGCGTCGAGAGCTTTCTGAGGATTATATCCCTTCTCTGCGACTCCCCGGCCCCAGAATTGGTTAGGCACAGTTTCATGCTGGTAGCCGATAATGGAGCGATCTTTGTTCGTGAAAGGATTCTCAACGTCCCTAAGCAAAGTACCTTTATTAGCGATGGTGACAATCATTTCCACCATCTCTCCGTCATCTGTTAACGGAATTCCATTTTCATCCTTAATAGGGTCCTCTTGATCCCGAAGCTTGAAATTGCCCTTCGTAAACTTCTTTGGCACCAATCCGTGGTATTCGGTGATGTAGATGATGTCCCGACTGTCCAAATCTTTGACGAATACCGCCCCGGACATATCGAACATTTCCTTCTCGCCTACCCAACTCCCGATCGTTTCCTTGTAATAGACGCCGGCCCTCTGTTTGGCGTATACCCTGTGGGAAGGAACGGAAAGCTCATGCGCACACCCGAGTGCCTCATCGATGCTTCTGGCTGCCGGGTCAATAACAAAATTAGTAGGGCTAATCGGATCAAGCCAGACATGGAATTGTCCTTTTAGAGGCCCAGTAGAATACCGGCCAATCATCACCTTGCCTAAGCCAGTCCCATACAGAGCCCCATTGATATAGGCTTCGCAAACTGAAGCAGGAACCTCAGAAAATTCCAGATCTGTGATAAGCTGATCTCTAAGCTGAGTTACCACAGCCTTTTCCTGATCCTCGTAAGAATCAGAGATATCAATCCACTCTCCACGGCCAAAAGTGGCCTCTTCCATTTCAGCTACAGTCATCTCGATAGCTTGCTGAAGGGCTGGAGAAATGAGCTTAGAGCGCTCAGAGTCTCGATTTTTATCTTCTTGAGCCCAGAATCCTCGCCATAGACGATAATACTCAGCCCATTTGTGGGCGAAGTGATTGTCCCGCCATTTACGCCAATCATCCACGTGACGCATGACCCAACCTACGAGTTCAGCCCTACGCTGAAGCTCGACTTGGTTGTCTGAGCTGGTCATTGTGGTGAGTTCTTCTGAAGTATTAAGCATTACCAGCCTATGATGTCATCAAGTACAGGATCCGGTACTTCTGGGATTTCGTCGAAATAGACTACGCTAGCTAATTGATCTATGTAGGCTACTGCGTCAATAAGGTCGTCATGGGCAAGAGGAGAAGGAAAATCAGCAGCTTGCTTGATGAATCTACGGGTCCACTCATCAGACTTATTGAGAGTGATCCTACCTTTCTCAGCCCGTCCCTGTAGAGCCCACCTAATGCGGTCGAATTTCTTCTCATTACCGTGGGATAGATCCACCGGAGTGAAATAGACATCTAGCCTCTTCATCTCGTCCATCAGGTAAGGCATTACAGCATTCTTTGCCATGCCTTTCTCTATGCCTAAAGAGCGCGGCTTGTAATCCCGATAAGCCTTCATTATTCTCAAGGCGGTCTCTCGGACATCCCATTGACCGTGGATTATGTCCTTGACATACCACCCATTTCTACTTACCTTTACTACCGCTATGGCTGATTCGTCTCGAATCTTAAGCTCTTTACGTTTAATCGAGCCCGTATTCGCGAAGCCTGCCAGATCGCATGCAATGTAGAACTCACCCTCTCTAGGTTCCTTCTCGTCAATAATCCACCACTTAGAATTAAAGACTGTGCCAGATTCTGCTGAAAATGAAGCCTCATATTCCTGTGCAAATATGGCACTAGAAAGAGTTTCTCTGGCCCTAGCAATCTCAGTTTTATCTAGATATGGGTTATCTGAGGAGAAGAACTGCCAGGTCTCCCACTCTGGAAGGCCGATACTTTGAGCCTGGACAAATAGCTTGAAGAAGTGGTTCTCACCCTCCGGTGTACCGATAAAAAGGGCTCCGCCTTCTACGTCCGAGAGCGTGGGACGGATGATCTTTTCCCAGACCTCTTCTCGCATAAACGCATACTCATCGAGTACACAGAACGATAAGCCCACTCCACGAAGGGAGTCAGGTCTATCAGCGCCGAGAATCCTAATGCGGCGACCATTGACCAAGGTACAAGTGGCAGTATTTTCATGAGTGCCAGTAATAATTCCTTT